TGGTTCAGGTCTTCCTAAGAATTCACTTTGGTTCCAGTTCGCTGAAACGTTTTCACTAAATGTTAAACCGTATGGAGGAAACCACATAACTCTACCACCATTAGGACCTCTCTCACAAAGAGCCAAATCATTTGTTGAAAATCCCCTTGCACTATTTGAAGTTCTCCAAGCTAAATTTTCAATTGAGAACATGTACTTTTTAGCATAACCAACATTTGTACTTAACCCACCAGGTCCGTTAATCAGGTTAGTTGAACTTTGTCCACCCTCTTGTTTGTTAGGATAAATGTTTAAGTTATATGTGTTGTCCAAAACCGAATTAGAAAATCTTCTTCCATTTACCGTAATACCGTCAACTTTTTGTAAGTCGTTGTATTGTAAATAAGGGATGTCTTTAGCAAAAACTCTACAATATTCCGTACCAACCTCTTGTCCAATCTCTCCTGTATATTTAATAACTCTTGAACCTTTAGTCATTTCTTTATACCCATCGTTGAATACTTTACTAACTTGGTCAATTGCATTTCCCGCGTGTTGTAATCTTTTTCCACCTTGTGGTTGGCTGTCAATTATTCTTTGAGTATTATCTAATATTGAACCTCCTTTGAATTGGATGTTCGTTGACTCTGTTGAATTATACGATGATGGTTTGAAGTCTGCGTTTTGATTATAAATTGCACCACCAATACCAACACCGAAACCTGCATTGTTTTTATATTTAGGTGATACCCACGTAAATCCACCTTCAATACCACCACCATTACTATAGGTTGGTCCGTTAGCACCAAGTCTAATTTCTCTACTTGGTCCTTCATAAAGTTGTGCCAACTCTGATGGACCATATACTGGTGATTGTTGTTCAATACCATATGAGTTTGCAGGTATATCACCTGCTGGCGAGAACACTCTTGATGGGTCTGAAGATAATGAACCAACATAATAGTTAGAATTATTCGTTGTTGAACCAACAATCGCCCCACCTAATCTATCAAATAAAGTTCTATCAAAACTTGGCTTATATTTGTTATAATCAAGGTTATTAAACAATCTTGATTTTTGTCCGCCACCCATGTTGTTATACATGATTTGTGAACCTGTTTGTCCACCACCTAATAACCTATTAAAGAATCTACCAACAGTGCTTGCTCTGAAAGCGTTGTTCATCTGTTGGATTGTTGTAGATTGTCTTAAAGACGTGTTAGGGTCAAAATAAGAACCTGGAATTGTTGATACAGGTAAAATACTACCAGCTAGTCTAAGAGCGAAATCTGTAGCTGCTAATATGGGGTTAGAAGGTATTGTGATTGTGTAGTTGGGTTCAATCAATGGAACTCTACCTGTAACTAAATTAAGAATGTCGGTTCCACTTCTTACATTAAACACATTGGCTCTACCAATCGTATTTCTTTTGATTTCAGCGGCAATTCTGTTTTCAAATTCTTTCTTTAGAACTTGAGCACCTAAACGGGCAATATATGAATCAGAACTTAATAAACCATTACTACCTTGTGGGTCTGGTGATAATAAAATTCCGATTGAAGGATAACTTGATGGGTTAAACGTTGTTGGGTATGGTTGGTTATTATATAACTGTAATGATGCAGTGATACCACCTTGGTTTTGATTTGAAATGAATTCACCCGCGTCTAAAACACCTTGTCCTCCGTTGGAGTATGCATTAACCTTTTTCCAATTCTTGGCTTCAACAATACCTTGGTCAAGTATATGAGCATCTTGTTGACCAGGACCATACTCACCTTGGTTTGAAATACTATTTAAAAGACCATTAGGGTCAGGAACTTGTCTATATCCACCTTCAGCTCCCCACTCGTTTAAAGGATATAATTTGTTAGCAAATGAAGGTTCGTCAATTAATACATCAGGACTATCAACAACTGAACCATCGGATTGAATATACTCGTAGTTAGTTGGGGGTGTAGGTCTGTTAGGTGCTTTCGCATAAGGTACCAGGTTCTTAACAATTAGTTTTTTCCTAAAAGCTTCTGAGTTAACTAAATCTAAGGGACTTGGCATTAATTTCTTTTTATATAAATAGGTTAGTCATTAATTTTTAATTACCGTAAGTTGTTTGGTTTGGAGCCTTTGTTGGGTTCTGTGGTGCGGTTAAACTCATGAAATATTGTTTAGTTTGTGGACTGTTTGCCCAATCATCTAACATTTTTTTTGTCAATTCACTTCCATTAGGTGTAGTAAACTCTACTTGTATTTTACCACCCACATCTATTGTAGTTTTGGTATTTGTGGTTGTTGATGTTCCATCACCTGGCGTTTTCATTGGGAAACGTTTACTACCCAAATCTATTGGGTCTGATTTACCACCCATTAATGCATTATAGGTTGAGAATTTTCCACCATCAATACTTGGTTTTAAATTATTACCCATTAATCCTTCTAAAAGTTTTTTTCCACCCAATTCTGTTTCTGATTTGCCATTTTCAAGTTTACCTATCATTTGACCAAGAGCTTTTTGAACACCTTCTTTAAATTCTGAACCGAACTTTTGTGATTGTTTGTCCGCGGTTTCTAATAAAGTTGCACTAGCCTCTCTAAGACCTTTATTAGGGTCATTCATATCCTTTAAAAATTGTTTGAAGTCACCAATAGCTGTTGATGACATTTGTCTTCCACTTGTTGTTTTTCCGTAAAAATCAGAAAGAGTACTAGTGATTGCATCAGTTAATTTTCTTCCACCCTCAACCTCTTTATTGATTGTTTGATTACTAGCAAATCCATACATAAATCCATGGTAGATTGCTCTTACATCACCAGCAACCATTTCACTATAATCTAATTGAGACCTAGCAATTTCTTCTAATGATTTTGGAGCTTCTTTTTGTTCCTTAAGTGTTGCCTCTAATTGTTGTTGACTTACACTTGTAAGTTTTTCCCAACGTCTTTCACCTGTAGCACTGTCTTTAACACTAATTTCATATTCACCACCATCACCCATTCTAGAAATGTTTGAAAGTAATTGTTTGTCTTCTTCTTTAACGTTTAAACCAATAGAACTAATCGCTGAAAGCCTTGCATCCGCTTCTTTAGCTGCTAGTCCAAGTTTCATCATCTCATTAGCGTTTACACCAGTTTGTTCTTGAAGTTCTTTAAGTCTTATAACCCCTTCAGGTGTTATCTTAAATGTTTTTGTTTGACTATCTAAATAAGTAAATTGTTTCGCAACGTTAACCAAACTATCCTGTATTCCTTGTGGATTATTAATTGAATCGTTCATTAACCTGAACGGGTCTGCCAAATCACCAACGGCTAACCCTAATCTTTGAAATGCTGACGCAACTTCAATCGCTCTTTCAGGTTTATATAAATTATCAGCTAAATTAAAGGTTGTATTCATATCAAACCTTAACATTGAAGCTTGCGCAGCCATTTTTGTTAATCCTTGTACACCACCCTCAAACTGATAACGATTAAGTTGGTCCATGTTGCTGGTAACAACTTTAAAAACCTCTTTTGTATTACCCCCAATACTTTGAATATAATTTACTGAACCCTCAATTTGTTTTGACATTTGAGCAACTCCTACACCCACGTCAGCAAAACCACTTACTAAAGTTCTAATACTTTGTTCAGTTACCTTAGACGCGGCGTAAAGTTTTTCTGTTTGTTCAGTTGTAGCAATAATGTTTCTTCTACTTTCAACTGCAATATCAGAAATTGCCTGTTGAGCAGCTATAAGGTCACCACCGAGTCTATCAATACGAGGGGTGGCATCCGCCAAGGCGGTTTTAATATCACCAATCCTTTGCCTTGTTTCACCGAAAGCTTTATTGATTGCTCCACCGTAAACATCCAAGTCAGTAATAGCTCTAGTAATATCTGTAAAAAATGCGGACAATGCATTCTTACGGTACTCATCCATTTTATCGGTGAGTTCTTTAAAGTAATCAAGAGGATTTTGTTCGCCAGCCATATATTAACTTTTCTTATAAATACAAAAAGACTGAAAATTCAGTCTTTTTTATTTTCTTCAATCCATTTATCTAATAAATATTTTCTTGTGAAAATCGGCATTTGTAAAAAGTCATTGTAAGAGATATTCAATAACTTGGTCAAATAGTAGAATTCATCTAATTGACTTTTCCTATAATCAGAAGAAAGGGCGAAAAAAGTCCACCCCAAAACCAACGTTAACCGTTAGCAATTCTCCTGATGGGGTTGTTACTGTTTTCTTCATATCTAATTTTGGTTCATTCTCATCCATAAACTTTTTCAAGAATTTGGAATCGGCAATCGGCATTTGTTCAATAAATTTAACAATTTCTGATTTGTCAGGTGAACCATTCAATTCAACAATTTGTTTTGTAAGTCTCCAAGTAACTTTTGGTGCAACTCTACCTTGTGGGTATGAGTCAGCCATTTTTTCAATTTCCATTATTTCACCATATGATAATGGTTTAACTTTAATTGAAGTTTGAGACTTTGGTAACATTAATGAAAATGTACCATCTTCGTTTGGTTTTTGACCTTCAACAATACTTAACACACCCAAATCAACCGTTGTTTGGAATGGTTTTCTTGTAGCTGGGTCTGTTAGATTTACAACCATTTCATGTCCGAAAGAAGTGTTTCTTAAGAAGATTAAAATCGCTTCAATATCTCCTTCCAATAAATCTTCTATTCTAATATCTGGTTCGTAAACCTTCGCTCTTAATAAGTTAACTGCCAAATCGGCAACCCCACCCATTAAGATATTCTCATCAGCGGCGGTTAAATAACCCACTTTTAATGATTTCTTTTTATTTTTGTAGAACACTCCACCCGATGGTAAAGGAACCACGTCATGTGGAAGTGAAAAGTCTTTCTGTCCGTATTCTCTTGATTGGTCTTGCATATAAAAAAATTAACCGTATAGTTTATGTCTATACGGTTAAATATAAGGGTTAATAATTTTTTATAAAGAGTATTAGTATACTAACACACATCTGTCCATTCTCAATGTAGCAGCAATTGTAGCTAAACCGTCTTGGTTGTAAGCTAACTGATTGAAGTTAACATCTGTCATAAATGTACCATACAAAATCCATTTTTCAACCACAACTCCTGTTGGGTCTAACATTTCAATGTCAATGTCTTTTTTGTATCCTGCCGCGTATCCCATACGACCTGTAACTGATTCTGCACATAGACGAACCCACTCCATAAGAGCTTGAGCCGCTGATGGTCCGATTGGGTCTCTGAACACCACGTTAATGGTTTGCCAGTTGAATCTTCCTGCAACCCATGTTGATGTGTTAAGGAATGGTATCTCAGTAGCATTAATTGTAATGTGAGGTCTTGCAGCACTTTCTACAAACCACTCATTAATTCCTAAGCTTGACGGGAATCTTAAAATAAAACGATTCTGACGTTTCGGCTCATAAGGAAGAGGCATTTTCATTAGTAAATCAGCCATATTATTTAATTTTTGTTTCTATGTTTATAATTGATAAATATAGTGGTGTTGAAAAAATTTTCCCTTTACTTTGTTTTTTAAAAAGAATATCCTTATTTAACTTCCTTCTTAATTCCTCCAGCAGTAGAATAAGTTTTAACTATATTATCTGGTTTATCTTTAAAATGTTTTTTCATTACTTCTATGTTTTTAGGGTCATCATCTGAAAACCCTATAGAAGGCATCTCTGGTATAAACTTATTACCTATATCATTTTTTAGAAATGCTCTTTTATTAAGTATTGCTGCCATACCTTTTATATAGTCCACAAATTCATCCATCGCACGAACCTTCGCTTCTTCAGGATTAGATGCACCTTTTTCGTCTCCAAAAGAAACGGGGTGGTATTTGTTAAGAGCTAAATAAGTTTTGATTAACTCATTATCAGACATCTCTTCCTCTCCTGAAAATGTTCTATATTTTTTTAAGTTTTTAACTAACTCATCTTTACTGATTCCGTTGAAATCATTAATGATATAATTGTATATTGCTTGTTTTAATGTATTGGGGTTATGACCTCTTGCAGTAATAATTGAAAAAATTGAACCACTATTAATTGCTTCTCTAAAATCATCAAACGCAGGTCCTTCTGTGGCTTTCATTGCATCTATTATAAAATCCTTATCTCCATCAGTTCTAAAATTTCTGAATGGGTCTTCTGCAAATCCAACAATTGTATGACCCTTATAATTAAAATTTTCTTTACCAATATGATGTCTATGTTCCGCAAAGTCATCGGTACTCATACCTACCTCTTCTCCATCTTCATCTTTTACAATTATTTTTGTTGGCATGTGAACAATATTATCATCCCAATCAAAGGCATAATATTTTAAATCTGGTGTTTTTTCGTCTTTAAATCCCTCTATTATTCTTGTTCTCATTGTTGGCTAAAAAATGGGGGAGATAAACTCCCCCTTATTTTTATTAGATATTTTCAAATGAAGCCCCTGTTGGTGTGATAAAGAATTCAATATCAATGAATTCAAGAGCTTTAGTTGGTTTAAGATAAATTTTACCTGTTAAAGTATTTCTATCTAAGTCTTCAGGTGAAGAAGATACCGTTACACGGAAGTCATAAAGACCTCTATCTCTTCTAATACCATCTAAGATTGGGTTAACACTATCCAAGAATTGTTGTCTTACAACTTGGTCGTTTTGTTCAAATAACAATCTAACCGCTACAGCTGAAATTAACTTACGAGCTTGTAATAACAATCTTCTAACATTTAATCTATTAAGAGCTGTGTCAGCAACTTGAAGTGTTTTGTTACCCCAAATTACAGTTCCAACGTCTGCAAATGTTGCGATTGGGTTGATTCTACCTTGATAAAGTGTATCTCTATCTTCTTGAGTCAACTTAACTCTTGCTTTGATTGAGTTTACAAGACCTCTTGTATAACCCGCTGATGCGAACCAAGGGAATGCAATATTATCTGTAAGTGCTAAGTTTCTACAAACCTCACCAGTTGCTGGTAAATAGATTTGTGTGTTATTCACAGTATCTCTTGTTAAAATCCAAGGATAATAAGTAGCTGTATAGTTTGAATCAATTCCTGTGTTATCTAAGTTATCAACAGCCTCTTGTGGATAGATAATCGCTTGAGGGTCAGTTGAATCTGGTAGATACATGTTATAGTCAGGTGTTGTTACAATATACACAGAATCAGCTCTTTGATACTGAACCATGTTAATTGCCGCCTCACATAAGTTTGAATTAAATACATAATCAATACTTGCAGTTGCAAATACGTTAATGTTTGTAGCTTCAGGATTTGCGAATGTTAAAATACCAAGTAAGTAAGCGTAGTAGTCAGTGTTTGCAAAGTCTTGAGTATTATTTTGTACAATAATTCTCTTGAACATACCATCACCTGTTGCTGTAGGATATCTTGATTCAGGATAAGCACCTGCCAAATACCCTGTAGCTCCTAATTGGAATCTATCGGTATTTGTTCTTGATTCTTCATAAATGTTCCATCCATCAAATCCACCCGCGAAACATACTGTGTATTTTCTTGAATAGATATAATAGTAAGGATTTACTTGAGTTTCTGGGTCATTTCTGAAATCTGCCACTCCACACTCAAATGCAGTTTGTCCACTTGTTTCATATACATTACCAATTGTTACAACAGTTGCACCTGAATCCATATGGAATCCTTTTGAAAGGACATTCCAAGGAATTGAATCTGTTGCAACTTCCCAACCCGCTTGTGGATTTTGTTTACCTTTATAAGTTAAGAATGATTCGTCAATACCATATTCAGTTGAAAATCCTAAATAACTTCTTCTAACAATATTACCTGGAGACTCAACAGAATTAGGACCACCAAAAGGACTATTAAATGGAGGATTAGCAATTACTTCACCTGGATAATAATACTTTGTTTTGAATTTAGGGTATGGTGATGGATTGTTAGGACTAGCATATTCTCTTTGTGTGTAACCGTAGAAACCACAAGGTAATGCATCAATAGGATATTCATCAGCTAATTCAATCATAATATATTTTGAAATAAGTGCAAATTCTCCGTTAGATGAACCAATTTTTTTAGCCACAAAATTATTTGATGCTGGGTCCATGTTACAGTTTGTAAATTTTTCAATAACAACAGGATTCGCATCTGTATCAAAGAAGTTTCTAACTAAAACATCAAAACTCATGTTATTGAACGATAAGTTAGCGATTGAAACTTTAATTTCAACGTTTGCAGAATCTCCGTCAGAGATTGATATAAATTTAAATAATCTGTAAACCTTGTTACCTCTTAATTCTGAAACCAAGAATGGTGTTTCGGGTGATTGATATTTTTCTAAATTCCACGCGATTGATGAAGCACTTCTACTTCTAGCACTTGGTAATCCAACTAATTCACAATTTAAACCTTTAATATAACCTTGATTGTATGCATAGTTTAAAGTACCAGGATAAATTTCCTCAACAAAAATTGGAGTTTCAAATCTTGATTTACCAAAGTTGTCTAAACCTAATACTTTTGTAATATACTTTGAAGACGCCGCAGATAACGAAGATTCTAATTGGAAGTTATTGCCATCTTTAGTAACACCCGATAATAAGAAAGTTTCATAAGGTGATTGAGTTACTCCTGAATATTGTCCACTACAAACCATTGTAAGTGCACTTAAACCTGCAACTGTTCCCCCTGAGTTAACTTCATAAATTGGTCCGTGTTCATCACCAGTAGAACTATTCGCATAAAGTGAAATACCTCTTGAACGAAGTGTTGCAATCACCATGTTATTAAATTCAGAGTATGCAGTTCCTGAAAAAGTATAAACATTACCTTCAATTGTACCTGTATAATTTCCTGTCGCTCCCGTTACTAAGTTTGTTACTGAATAATAGAAAGAGTAACCTGAATAATCATTACCTGAATAATTGTCAAAGTTAGCATAAAACCAAGCATCATTATTATTAGAACTTAAATCGTTTGTTTCTAAGTTATTAGTGTCACAAAGATATTCGTTAATTTGATTACTATATTGTGTAACAATTGGCCAATAGTCTGAACCAGGTATTGCACCATAGAAAGCAACTGTTGTTGCGGATAATGATGGTTGTTGTGCCACACCATTAATCTCACCTGAAAAATCAGTAAATAAATTAGATGTATCACCATTATTCATTGTATATTGAACATAAAGATTTGGTGTGATATAACTATCAAACACCGCATCAGGTGTTGTAAAATTAAACGTATCACCTGTAGAATTTCCACTGAAATCTATAGAGAAAGCTTGACCAACATTTGTTTCTAATCCAATTGTTGTTGGGTCAACATTAGCTGTTGTTCTAATACTCCATGATGGACCCGCATCATAACCAGAAAGACCCAATACTCTCGTAACAAACAATTGGTTAGATTGTTGTAAATAAGATTTTGCGATATACGCAGCCTCATATTGTGGGATTTGTGTATTCACAAACTTGACAGGTTCTGTACCACCGAAGTAGGCTTGGAATTCGTCATAGTTTGTTATAAAGACAGGTTCAAAAGCGGGACCCTTTATAGTCTCACCTACTAAACCTAATGTTGTAACACCCACGCTCTGAGCCACGAACGATAAGTCCGTTTCAGATGTATAAACACCTGGGGATACAAATACTTTTTGATTAACTTGT